CGCGATCTCTTCCAATCTCCTTATTGGAAAGAGTGGCGCGAAGAACTCAAGAAAGAGCTTGTTATTTATAACACATCTGGTAAGGTCGAGATCAAAGAAACCGATCTTGTTAAAAAGAATAAAATCAGGCTTTTTGCTATACCTCCTGCACACTTGCTCATGTCGCAGTTGAGATTTGGAAAAGGTCACTCACTATCGATAAAGGAATATCGATGGAGTGCATATGGTTTTAACCCCTATTGTGGGGGTGCTAATAACATGGCCCAAAGGCTGTTATCTAAACCAATAAGGTTGTTTTACGACGTATCTGGGTGGGACAAGTTTTTACCTGTTCTGCCTTATATCTACGCTCTCATTCGTAAGAAAATACCTGAAGCTCACATTCAAGAATTTAACTGGATGGCTGATAATACATGCACCCAAAACCTTAAGACGGTTTGGGGAGAAGTGTATAGTCGCCCCTACGGAAATGCGAGTGGTACAGGTACTACAACCCGTGATAACATTCTGGCTCATGTTATTATTTTGAGCGATGCGTTAATCAAGGCTTATTATGCCAAATTTAATTCGTATCCAAGCGTTCAACAGATCAGAGATCAAGTTGTATTTCTTTTCGGGGACGATTCTATCATGGCTCTTGACGCCGATTTTGATTATGTTTTGAAAGAGAACTTTCTTTCAGATCATTTTTCATCATACGGTATGACTTTAAAGTTCATGCATGGTGGAATTGATTTTCCTCTTGAAAAGATGCAATTTCTTGGTTTTAATTTCATTAACAAAGGAGGTAAGTATTTACCTCTTTACGATGTTCAACGTTTGGCTGCTTCACTGATTATTAAAACTGGGTCGGACGAACGTAGCATGTATTTATCTAAGTTATTTGCTATCTACGTTATGTCATGGCCCACACCGCATCACGATCTCTTTAAGAGATTTGCTAGGGAATTTGTCGCACAAGTATTTAGAGTGGACATCCCCAAAGAAGATTCGACTCTCATCTCCCTTATAAACAGGGATGACGTGATGGAGTCTTTTTTCTTTGGATGGGAGAATAACGACGCCGAGTTTCCATTTTTCTCGGCTTCACTGGCGGATGGAGGATTTAAAATTCTCCGTGATGTCTCTCTCTAAACACAAAAATCCCGTAAGCGCAACTAAACAAATGATCAACGATCTTGTCGTTGGTAGGATCATAAGCGAACCTGGTGGTAAGTGGATGACTTTAGCCCTTGACCCCTATCATGATACACCTGTTGAAGACTTTCACGGTGTACCCGATCAAGAAGTAGGTAAGTCTGTCTGTTATGCTGTTACCCAAGAATATCAGATATCTAAAAACAACTCTCCGG